TGCACTAGAAGTCTCGAATTTGATGAGTTCTATCAAGTATCCCTACACGGGCGGCTTCACCAACGAACAGATTGAGCAACTACAGCGGGGTTTAGATGGTTATCAAAAAACCCTCCAGGCTTGCTATGCGTCTCCTCTTTAGGCGCTTTGCTACCTGCTTTGGCTTCGCTTGATCTGCGCGTCCACCTGATCTGCGCAGGTGTCGAGCAGGTTTATTGCTCGGTCCTTCAGGTTCCACACATCGCCGTTGTAACCGAGCGCTGCGTCGGCTTCGGCCTGGTCGATCCGCTCGCACGGGACCAGCTCAGGGGGCTCGACCCTTACTGCCGTTGTCTTTGTTACCACCGGCGCCTTTCCCGCGCAGGCCGTCAGGGAGAGGCTGAGCAGCCCAATTACGAACAGCCGCACTGTTCCGCTTGAGGTCTTCAAAGTTTTTCTCCGCCTTTCGGGCTTTGGCTTGGCTCGCTTGAAGCCGGCGGCTCAGGTCCGCTTGATACGCGGCATTGCGTTGGGCTTCCGCCCGTAGCGTGGTGATCGTGGCCTGGCTTTCGAGGTTGGCCTTGATGGCGTCGTCCTTGCTCTTGGCCTCCAGCGCTACCTCACCACGGAGGGCAACGACTCGATACTGCTGGATTCCGACGAGAAGGATGCCTACCAGGGCGATGATGATTGCTGCCGCGATCGCCTTCATAGAGTGTCCGCCTTGCGCCCGAGAAACCTGATGATCAAGTCACGGATCGCCGTCACGCCTATGAAGCCGATGGCGCCGCCGGCAGCGACTGACAAGCTCGGCGGCCACTCCATCCACTCGATGATGCTACTGGCCGACAGGCTCAAGGCTCCACAGAGCAGCGCCTCAAACAAGGTGCGCCAGTAGTTCGGCTCTTTGGCGTCGGACAGCACGCGCAACAGCGTGATCGTGAAGGCCATGATTGCGCCCTGCCACAGTGGGTTCGAGAGGACCAGCCACACCTGGGCCCAGAAGTCGGGGTTTTTCTCAGGCATCGGGTTCATCTCGGTGTCCTCCCGGTTAGGGAGTGAAGGAATGGATTAGCGGGTCGCTGGATTCAGTGCAGCAACCAGCAGCGCTTTACCTTTCAACAGCTCGACATGAGCGATACTGGCCAGCTTGGTATCAACGGAGGAGTGGCCGGCGAGCATCTTGTCCAGCAGTTCCATCGTGCTCCCAAGGCTATGCACCACGTTCAACACAGACTGCTCATACACGGCGCGGGCCTTCGCTACAGCCTGGCTTACCTCGTCAATGGGTAGTCCGGCACCAGCAGGATGGGCTCGCTTTGAGAGGAAAGAGCCATCGGTATACATGACGCCATACACAACCCCATCAGCATGGTAGGCGTCGGGCAAGCGGCCAAAGCCCATCATCGAGAACTGTTCGCGCTGATTGGTGTTGAGCAGGTCGCTGGTAATGTATAGGAATCCCGAGGGATCGCTGTTCGAGAGACGCTTCAATGCCGTGGCGAGCATGGCGAGGTCGCCACCCACTACTGCATCGATGACAGCCTGCTTGTCGCGTTTCGCTTGATCGGTCATTACTGTGCTCCAGATACGAAAAAGGCCCGCCGATATGGCGAGCCTCGAAATAGGTGCAGGTGGCTGGTGCAACTCTCCAGCTCTGGCGGGGCGGATCGCCGGGTCACGTACCCCGCCCTCTCATCGCGTAGCCGCCCATTGTCCGCACGGGATTAGACGACGCCTCTACCGACTTAGCCCATCTGCCTGGGCGACAACCTGCATAACGTGCGTGTCTTCCCACGCTGCCCGCCAGCGCCACCCCGCAAGCACAATCGAGGACTAGGGTGCGTTGGCTGCCGGTGTTCTTCTGTAACGCGTGACAAACCGGCTATACCGCGTCCAGGCCCCGCCCGAAGGCCCACCCTGGCTATGGCTTAACGCCCACTTCAAAACTGGTGCTGCCTGATGGAATCGAACCACATAGCACTCGGCGCAGGATTTACAGTCCCGTGTGCGTCCCAGCGCACATTCAGTCAGCGTAATTTGGCGGAAGGCGGAGGAGTCGAACCCCTACCGTTTCCAGCAGCTCCGGGTTCAAACCGGATTGCCCACCACTGAGCGCCACCTTCCAGAAACGAAAAAACCCAGCGGGTTAGGCTGGGCTTTCCTGAATTTTGGTCATAAAAAAACCCGACTCAAATATGGCCGGGCTTTTCTTCGTCTGGTTGTCATCCTGTGATGCACCAAACCGCAGGTTCGAAATCTACGCGGTCACTCGGCCACAGTCAAGCGGCAAGTTCATGCAATAGGCCAAGCTCCTCCAGCAGCGCTTCAATGGACAGGTGGGCCGCGCTCACTTGGTCGTCAAGCCAGCGTTTGGTGATTGATCGCCACCGTCTCAGCGTCCTGTCGGGCGTCCCGTCAGCATCCCAGCTGTGCAGCACGTAGAACGATGCGGGAAGACCATTGCGACGTTCGGGAACCATCCATGCCATGACGCATTTGGTCTTGAACAACTGGTGGGCAGGACTGACAACCCTGGGCGTGAGGTACGCAGCAGCGGCCCTCACCTCGTTCTGGTTGATCGAGTACTTGCCCACCAACGCCTGCCACTGGATTTCCGGCAGCGCCCGCTTGATCGCCGCCCGGGTCATCGAATCCTGGGTCAGCCTCTCCTCTGGTGATAGATCGTCGCTCACCGACTGGCCGGGGAGCTCGTCATCAAAGCTTGCCTTGTAATGGCGCTGCCAGGCAGCTTTCTTGGTGCCGTCGTGGATCTCGATCGACATCACCCGGCTGATGCAGTGTGCAGCATCGCGGTAGACGGTCATCAGGCAGCCCTCCGTATGCGGCGCGGTGGCGGGTTGTCGTCCAGACCCAGCAGGTTGCGCAGCAGCTTGTCGGCGGCAGGGCTCTTGCTGTTGTTCTCCAACACCCAGCGCTTGCAGTAATCCCCGAACTCAATGTCGGTACGGAGGGAGTGCCAACTGGCGACCATGTCCAAAAGGTCCGACAAAGCCGCAGGTCCGCCGATCTTCTCCTGAGCCAGGCTCGTGCCGGCTATCTTCAAAAACTTGCGCTCATGCTCAAGCAGACTTTTACGCGGCAGTGCCGCTCTGACGTTACTCATAGTCTTTTCTCCCCTTGCCGTATCGGCCGGCGTAGCTCGACCTGCCCATCTCGACGTCCTCGTTACTGGGCGGCTGCCCTTCGAAGTCGACAAACCGTACAAACTTGCCCTGCTGCTGGACCAGGCACGAACCAACCTTGGCGTGACGAACCTTGCCGACGATCAGCTCGGTAACGCCGTTCTGTCCCTCCTCGCTTTCCATGTCCCTATGCACCAGGATCACGACATCAGCGTCCTGTTCGATCTGCCCAGAGTCGCGAATATCGCTCGGGCGTGGTCGTTTGTCCGGCCGGTTGGTCGATCCGCGGTTGAGCTGCGCCAGCACGATTACTGGAATCTTGAGTTCCTTGGCCAAGTTCTTCAGAGCTGTGGATATTTTCCCCACCTCCAAAGATCGGTTCGAACTGTTCTCCGCACTGATCAGCTGGATGTAATCGATCACCAGGATGCTGAGACCTTCCCGGCGCTGGCACTGGCGGGCGATGGAACGAATACGCGCCACCGTCATGCCCGCTTGGTCGTTTACGAACAGTTGGGCCTTGTTGAGAGTGTTGACTGCACCGGTCAGCCTCGGCCAGTCATCGTCCTCCAGCTCCCCGCTGTCGAGCGCGCTCAGATTGATGCCGCCGATGGAAGCCAAGCCGCGGGTGATCAGCTCCTCCTTGGTCATTTCCATGGAGAATGCCAAGCCGGAGCCGCCGAGTTTGCAAGTGACATGCTGGGCAATTTGCAGGCCGAGGATGGTCTTGCCTGACCCGGTTAGACCGGCGACAACGATCATGTTGCCCGGGCGCAACCCGCGCACCAATTCGTCCAGTTTTTCCAGGCCGGTGGAAAGACCGGTGGGCACGGTCTTGTTGTACTTCGCGTCAATGGTGTTCACCACCTCTGGCAGGATGTCGCTTGCCTTGTAGTAATCCTGCTGGCCGTCGTCATCCAGATCGCGCAGATCCGCCGTAGCTTGTTGGGCCATGGCGATAACCTCCGACAGCGGGCGCTCCTCATTGGCGGTGTCGCTGATGACGTAGGCCGCATCCACCACCTGCCGAAGAACTGCCCGCTCTCGAACGATGCGAGCGTAGGCCTTCCAGTTGGCAGCGCTCGGGACGTTCCTGGCGACCTCGCCGGCATGGACAATCGTCGGCTTGCCGCTGGGCAGGTTCTGCCGACGATCGCTCAGGGTGACAACATCGATAGGGATCCCTGCAGCGTGGCAATCAATCATGACTTGATACAGCGCTGCGCTTTCCAGGTCGTGGAAGTCAGCCACAGCCACCTTGCTGGAAATTTCATCGAACAATTCGGGCTTGAGCAGGATGGCACCCAGCACGCCGAACTCTGCCTCATCGCTGAACAATTCGCGGCTCATGCTGCACCTCGTGCCGAAGCCCAGCGAAACACCACGACAACGCCGCTCTTGTCCCTCAGGCGATCTACAGCGCGATCACCCAGGCACTGGCGAAGCTCGGTCACGCCAAGGTTGCTCACCACGATGGTGGGCTTAACCCGCTCATACCGACCGTTGATAACTTCGAACAGCACCTGACGCTCGAAGTCGGTACCGTGCTGGACGCCCACCTCATCGATCACCAGGAGGTCGGGACGGATCAGGTCGGCATAAACGTCTGCCTCAGTGCGCCCTCGGTTGCCAAACGTCGCCTTCACGTCACGGATGATCGAACCGGCGGTGGAGTAAAGCCCCCACAGGCCGTGGAGAGCGTATTCGCGAATCACCGCCTGGAGCATCGCCGTGCCCAGGTGGGTTTTACCCGTGCCCACCGTGCCCAGCAGCATGGCGGATCGGCCAACGGCGAAGTTCTCCTCAAACGCCTCGACGAAACCGCCGCAGGCGGCAATTGCCTGGGCCTGTGCTGGGGTAGTTGCGCTCCAGTTGGCCAGCGTGCAGTTCATGAAGCGTTCAGGGATGCCGGCGTCGAGCAGGCGCTCGTTCAGCAGCCTATCGCGCTGGATGCCTACCGCCGTTGAGCGCTGATCGATATCCTGCGAATGGCGGGCATCGAAGTGGCAGCGAGGGCAGCCGAACCAAACCGGACTGGCGCCGAACTGTTGCACCAGGTGATCAGCAAATTTGCCATCCACTTGGCATTCACCCGTCCGAGTTTCCAGGGTGTACTTGGGTGTTGTGGTCATGGGGTCACGCTCGCAATTCGGTAGGTGCCGTCGGACTGCCGCTCAAGGCCGTCCTCATGGTTGATCTGGTCCAGATTGGTATGGCGGGAGTGCTTCCCGCCGGCCGGCTGCAGCTCATCCGTCCAGCGCTCGCCGTTCAGCCAGGTCGAAGCGTTCGGGATGTAACGCCCACCGTCTTTGGTCCAGTCCTCGGAAACGCAGTGGCTGCCCAAGGCGGTGATCAAGGTCTGGCGTAGCTCGTCGCTCGGTGCAAGCTTCGCCCAGGCTTTGGCGGCGTCCTTGCGAGACTTCTTTTTCGGATACAGTTTCCAGAACTGATCGAAGCCCTCTGCCGTATCTGAAATGACCGTAGGTTTAGGTTCCTTGACTGGTTCAGAAGGGTGACTGGTTCTGGGGGCAGCTCCTGCCCCACCCCCTGGGTTATCTCCTGCCCCAGGTGGGTTATCTGGTGCCCCACCCCCTAGGTCAGGAACTACCCCACCATCGAGCGACAAATGGAAAACATTCGACTGATTCAGCTCACCCTTACGGCGGTACTCCCGACGAAGGAAGCCAGCCTTTTCCAGTTCACGGATGTGCAGCTTCACGGTGGAGCGGCCAATCTCGCACTGGTCGGCAATATGCTGGTACGACGGCCAGCACTCACCCTGATCGCTGGCGTTATCCGCCAGCTTGACCAGCACCAGCTTGCGCAGCGGGTTACCGACCTTGGTTTTCATGGCCTTGACCATCAGATCCATGCTCATGGTCAGATCTCCAACTCGGCGCAGACGCGACGGATGAATTCGTCGTAGCTCTCAGTCATGACGACGCCGCGATCCTCCAAGGCTCCCCGGGCGGCCTTGGCCATGCCGTAGACCTCCCAGCGATCGCGCTCGGGAAGATGGCGGCAGTTCGAATAGTTCGGCCAGGGGCCCGCGATCACCGGCGCTGTACGGGACTCCTGGGGAGGGGCAAGAGGGTTGATGAAGTTCATTGCAGCGTCTCCCCGTCCGGCCGGAGCATTTTGGATACAACCTCACCCATCGACTCGACAGTGCCGCCAGACAGGCGCAGCACCAGCTTTCGCAACACAGTGGTGGCGTTGATCGCCTCCACGGCCACGGTTGCCGAGATCGCTGCGTTGGAAGCCGCAAGCGTGACGTTTGTACCGAGCCGGATCTGGTCGCACGAATTGAAAGCGGTGCAGGCCAAGGCCAGGTTGCTGTGCTCGTTGAAATACTCGGGCGGCAATGGTTCGGTCAGTGGTGCCGCCATGGGGATCGGCATATCCGGCGGCTCCTCTCCGGCAAGCAAAGACATGCTCGCAGCGTCCCAATGATCGGCTGAGACCTTTTTCGCGTCGCTGCCGGTCTTACGTTGAAACAGTACTTTCAAGGCCCAATATGCTTCGATCAGATCGACGTAGGTGTCATCACGGACCTCAATCACACCGCCTTCCTCGACAAACTCTGTCGCGTCTTGGACGCACTCGAAGCACTTGAGGAGCAGTGCGGCATCGGTGAACTTCTCGAAAAAAGCCTCGTTGATGATTTCGGTCCTGGGGGTCTTGGGAAGATCAATAATTTTGCTCATGCTTGTTCTCCGTCGGCGCCAAACAGGTCAGCCAGGTCAATCTGGTAAACGTCCATCCAGGCGCCAGCGGGCCAGCAGCGGACAGAACCGAAGGTTGGGTGGAATACTTTGGGGGCCGTGATGCCGCGGTCCTTGCACCAGCGGCGTAGGGGCACGTAGCCGGACACGCCGAACTTGCGGGCGGCAGCCTTTTCCACCGCAAGCACTGCTGCTTGCCGGGTGCCAAGCCCAAGCTCGTCTTTGAGCCGCTGGACCTGACGCACGGCTGCGGATGCGGTGGCCATTGCCGTCGCTTCACGGCGGGCGCCGATCTGGGCCTTCGTCTCGATTGCGTGGTCGCGCTGCTCGAGCGCCAGCTGTTCGGAGCGCTTGGATTCCAGCAGGTCCTCTAGGGCTGAGATGTAGTCGCCGGGCAGAGCTGGCGCCTTAACCTGCTGCTCCAGGTGTTGCCAGCGGTCAACCAGCGCGCCAGTGAACTCAGGGCTGAGCTGGGCAACCACAACGAGACTGTCGCGCTTACCCTTCTCACCAGAGAACAGGTACTCAGTGGCCGGCCGTCCGAGCCCGTCGAGGTATTCCACCATTGGTGGAGAACCAATTACCTTTCGCTCGACCAGCCTTTCGATGGTGCGCTTCACGCTATCGTGGCGGGACTCGACCAATTCGGCGATCTCGCGGGAGGTCATTGTGGCGGTATCGCCGCCTTGGAATTTGGCGATGGTCATTGGCTGCCCCCCACATCGATAGCGTCATGAGCGGCTCCAGTGTGCCGATGCGGCCAAAGGAAGTTTCGGCTCCCAAAAGTCACCATTTCGATATGGCGCTCAATTTCGGTAGCGAGTGGATGACTCCACCCACCGAGGGCCGGCACAACCTGAGCGAGCAGAATCGACCTCAGGTCTTTGAAAGCAGCCCGGGCCTCGTTCATGCGGGCCATGTCCTCCGAACTCAGCACCGCGTCTCGCAGGACCTCGCCATCAATTGAAATCACAGCCAGCTGCATCTTGAGACTATTCATCAAGAAGTCCTCCCGCCAGAAGCGTGCGACACGTTTTGGCCGTCCTGGGTTTGTGTCGCGAGTTCCTGTTTCTCAAGGAGGTCGATCAGATCGCTGTTGCGGTTCATCATTTCGCCGGCAACCTGACGCAGACCGGTGACGAGGCCGCCAACGACGTACCCGTCGAGCGCCTGCTCACAAAGGCACGGATCGTAGGTACCCACGATGTCGATGAACTTGGCCAGCGCGTCCACGAAATAGGCCGCGTCATGATTCGCCTGGGCTTCGGCTTTGAAACGGGAGACTGTCAGGGCGCTCATTGCTCACCCCCGGCTTCCAGTAAGGACTCCGCGCCCTTCTGAACCGACCAGACCAGCGCGCTGACCGTTTCAGCCAGAAAGCCCAACGCCGCGACACCGTCGCAATAAGCCAGCTCACCCATGTTTAAGCTGTCGTGAAGGTGCCGGCAGATCTGGCCCAAGCCTGACGATAGGACCTTGGCCGTTTGGAGTGCGTCTTCGACGTTCGTGCCGGGGACAACGGCGAGCATTTGGATGCCTCGATTGTCGATTGGCGTGTTGCAAAATCCAACGTGGCCAGTTAGCAACGCTTGCGCTGTTTGTTGGGTGGTGCTATTTTTCAGGTGCGTCATATCGTTCCCCTTGAACGAGAAGTACAGAAAGCCCACGCCAATGGGCTGATTGAGAACCCGGCCGCCAAGCCGGGTTTTTGCTTTCTGGGATTTACCCAGGGCGCAACTGAGTGCCGGGCCAACCCGTGCTATCGTTTTGAATCCACTCGAAGCGACGGTCACGGAGACCCGGCATGGAAAAGATCAAAGCCGCCTTCAGGCGCTGGAAGGAAAAGCACTGGGACTTGAGCCTGTACACACATGACAGCGAATTCTTTTCAATGGCTGGCTTCAATCGGCCGCCACTGAGACGCTTCTGGGAAGAACACAGGTCGAGCATCAAGAAGGCACTCATTTGGCTACTTGCCCTCATCGCTGGCGGTGTCATCACCAAGCTTCTTGGGCTGGCGTAATTTCCCAGCCCTCACCGCCTGAGCTGCCTCATCAAGAAAGCTCAGGCGCTTCTCATTCGATAGATCAGGATCGAAGCTGACGTGAGTAGGCGGGAAGGTCGCAGCGCCAGGCTTATTAGTGGTGACGCCAACAGCCAACCCCGCCAAAAAGCAGAAGGCTGCCGCTCCGAAGGCGCACCCGCCAATGACGACCGCTTCTAGGATCACTGCGCACCTCCGGTACTGGATGAATGAACAGATGGATTGCCCGACTCTTCGGAGATCAGCGATAGGCGTATCGTTTTACTCAGCATCGGGCCATTTCCAAGCCTTGAGCTCCTCGCGGCACACGAGGGAAAGCTTCTAATTTCTATAGCGGTGAACGTCCCGTCGAGCTGTTCAATGACGAGAACATCTCGACCGGTACGAATGGCCTTGCTCAGCGCACCTTGGGTCATACCTAGAAGCAAGGCTGCCTGTGGCTGACCGCGATCCTTTGCAAAATCTTTAAGATTGATCCGCTTCACGGCCAATTCTCCAAATATAACTTTGGGAAAATAGTACCTATGGCATTTTCACAAAGCAATACCTTTGGCATTTGTTAAACTATTACCGATGGGAATATTATCAACTGATGAAAAAACCATTACCTGCTGACCGTAAAGAAGAATGCCTACGCTTGAAGGCAATTTTCACAGCCAAAAAGAAGCAGCTGAAGCTGACTCAGGAAAAGCTGGCTGAGCAACTCGGGATTAACCAGAGCTCCGTCTCACACTATCTGAACGGTGTGAACCCGCTGAACACAGAGATAGCGGCTGCATTCGCCAAAATCTTGGACGTGCCAGTTGCTGACTTTAGTCCGCGCCTGGCGGGAGTCATTGAAATGGTTGCGTCGTCGCGCGTCACCGCAGACTCATTTCGGACAACCTGGGCTAAAGCTGCTCGCATTATTGACGCCCCACCACGCGAGCAATACGTCCTAATTCCTCAGTATCTGGACGATAATTCTTTCGTGCCCAACGTGAACGACGAGCATCGCGGCCTGACCGAAGGTATGGTGTTCAGGCGCGGATGGCTTCAAGAAATGGGAGTTTCGTTTAGCAGTCTCAACATCGTTTATGCCGGCGACGATAGTATGGCGCCACATATTTTGTCCGGTGACGTGGTCATGATTGACACGTACAAGCCGACCTTGAAGGATGGTGAGGTATATCTCGTCCGTATGCCTGATGGCAGGACTAGCGTCAGGCGGGTAGCGCAGCAGATTTCGGGAAACTGGATGCTTAGGTGTGATAATCAAGACAAGCAGCTCTTCCCCGACGAGGTTATCCCAAGCTCAGCAGCCGTCGAGCTCCCATTGATTGGAAGAGTGGTATGGCGCGGGGGCAGCGTGAGGGTATCCAGACCTTAGCCGCAAAAAAGCCGCGTTGAGCGGTTCTTTTTGGCTTGTGAAAAATAATATTGCCAAAGGTATTTACTTAGATAATTACCTTTGGTAATTTTTAAGCCATCGCACCCAGCATGGAGCTTCACCAAATGACCAACACCACTCTCACCGCCGGCAACTGGCAGGGCAATCTCAAGATGGGCCTGGCTCCTCGCGAGCTTGAGGCCACCCTTTGGGCTGCCGCCGATCTGACGGTGAAGGAGATTGGTCGCGTCATGGGCATCAGCCCCAATACAGCCGAGAAGCGTCTTGACGCTGCTCGCTTCAAGCTGGGCGCCAAGACGATGCGCGGCCTAGTCGTTGAGTGCATGAAGCGTAAGATCATCACCCCGATGGTCATCCTGCTGTGCATGGTGCTTACCGCCCAACAAGCCAACACCGAACAGTTCAGCCGCATACGCCGCCCAGGCGAGCGCCGCGTCGAGACCCGCGCAGCAGTCCGCCGCATCGAGGTCGCCCTCACCGCTTAACCCAACCTGATTTTTGCGAAAGCCAACAACGCGGCCGGGATTCGTTCGGCCTGGAGAAAATGATGACACAGAAACGCTTATCTGCAATGCGCCTGTTTGAGGTGCTGATGTTCATGTTCGTCTACGTCGCGCTAACGGTCGCCTGGTTTGGCTTTGCCGCGCCGGAGATGCTCACCAGCGTATCCACCGGCGCTGTCCTCACGGGATTCGCAGGTTCGGTCCTATGGCTCATCTGCACCACCTGCATCGCCGTGTACATCATCGACAAATGGCAATCGGTCCAAACCAAGGAGCGCAAGCTATGACCGGTGCTTCCAGCAACGACAGTCGGCCGATGCTGCAGGATGAGTTCAATCAGCTTGGCTCTCGCCTTGTTCGCTTTGGTCAGGCCATGCAAGAGCCCAGCACCACCGTCAGCGAACTGATGCGCCTGGCCCAGGCCTGCGGGATCAACCTCAAGTTGCGCGTGGCCCAC